CGGGTACGAGGTGGGGCTTGCCATCTATATATGACCGAAGTAGCGTAAAAGTCTTGTGCATGAGAATTCCTTCTCGAGCACTCCACTGCGCTAATTGGTTGATAACAACATAGATGTCGGGTTCCACAGCGAGTGACTTAGCATAGAAAGGAGTAACATCTACCCCGTTTAGATAGTCACCACCGCAGGACTCGCGAAAGGCACCTGCACTGAAGGATTTGTCTAGATTAACGACTAATCCCGCCTTTGTCAAGACATCTACAAAACCTTCGTACTCGTGCGTAGGGATAATAATATCATCCCCAAACACGCAAGTGTCGGCCCAGTTAACAAACAAATTCGGGCCTCCACGCGTACAACGGAATCCGTAGATCAGAGCCACGATTAGCAGCGTCATGAGAGGGAAAGTGAAACCATTCCCCATTGTGCTAATCATATGTAGCTCTACTTGTACACCGCCGTCAGCCGATTTACCATCTCGGTTAACTGTAATAGTGGGCGACCTGAGCTTTATTAACAGGTCAAACCACTCACGCGGCATAAGGGCACGTACAAGATCGATGCTGATCATATCGCTAGCAGATTTCAGGTCAAGGGTAGCAACACTCCCATCACTTGATCCGCGCTTGGCCATCTCCATGTTCTTTGGAGATTGGTTGCGAATGTCCAGCCCGATATAGCGTAAGGCACCTTCGAGATACATGCCTGCAGCAAGCTGCAGACACATGTTCCCAGAGGGCTCTATGGCTATTGTACGTTCAGTGTCCTCGTTTTTCGGTACGGTTGTTAGTCGCGAACCGTCGACTACAGTAGTGCCCGAAACTCCTTTACGGCCATCCCTGGCCAAGAAGTAAGGGTTCATACTACGTAGTTTACGAACCAACGGTTCACACAGAGCAGTGCAAGTCATATCCTGCCAGATCTTATCAGCTGCATGCGTACCCCTGATGCCATTACTAGCACCGGGGCCGTATCGCCAATTAGACCACAGGAACGACATCTCGAGAGGTGTTTGTACAGCCTCTGCATCCCAGGAAGTAGTATAACGCTCTAAAACAGTAGTAATATATAAACGAGCGTTATTAACTATCCTTGGATCGAGAACAAGGCTCGGCGGGGTCTCATTTTGTAAGACCCGCACTCGTTCGTTGACAAGTAGAAAATCGTCAACGGCCTTGCCTCGAAGATCTTCTCTAAGGAAGCGCGCTCTTTTACGAGCGCGTTGCACCTGACGTGAAACCGCGAATGACTGCGGTTCCACGGCAAGAAGCTCTTCTAACATCGTGTTGAAGAACGTCGTAAGACGCTCCTCATTACGACCTTGAACGTTACTTTTACTCACAGGATAACTCCCAATGATTATAACGGTTTAACCAAGAAGGATTCTAAAGGATCCCTAACCCAATCAATGGCAATGACAAAGGCCATTGGTAAGTTAGTGACTCTTCTGTGCCCACGTTATCTCCGGGTGAAGTGTTTCCATCCCGAAGTGTAGGTAGGTCGGATGAATCCCAAAGGCTCCTTTGAGTTTGTATAGCGCCGTCATCATAAAGCTCCGAAACTCCACAGGCGCACTCGCAAGTAAAACAAGCGAGAACGTTATGTAGAGAACAGCGAGCATGATTAGGCATCTCAAAGAACGCCCGTCAATACGGTGACCGAAATTCCACTCGCTTGTTCCCAACCAATCCCGAAATGGCAACTGATCATGGCGCGAATTTCCTCTGGCTCATAAGTATCAACGCCTGCTGGAACCTCGATGATCGTGGTCATTTTCGGGACCATGATACTTTGGTTGACAGCAGGAGCAGCCCCCTTGCGTGTAATAAACTTATACACGTTCAGAGGGACGTTCTTGATTACGCCCGTTACTGGGTTTGCCTGCGGTAACGTTCTAAGGATCGGAGGCCGGAAGAATGACGTTGTGAACGGCTTTGAAACGCTATTCACGTCGACACTCGTCTGAGTACCACCGAGAGCACTAATGGCGTATTGTTTACCATTAATGTTCGGTGCGGTATCCGACAAGAGCGTGTAGGTCGGGCTTGTAAGGCCGGTGACCGTTGCGCCAGTAGCAGGTGAAGCAGGTGCGAAAGCCAAAGTATGGCTCCTTATAAGTTACTCAGTATAGGTCCTGTATTTCTTTGGGAGTAGTTTAGGCCCCCAATGACTACTCGGACTTCTACCAATTAGAACGGATGCCAAGTTTAAAAGCTTGGTTGTTCCGCTCACGGCGACCTCATCAAGAGTTTTAATCCTGAGAGGACGTACAGGGAGTACTGGAGCATATTTAGTGCGGGTGAACCTGGTATAGCGCAGTACGAAAGGTGAACCACTTAAAGATGCTTGCGCACCTGCAGTAGTAAACACCACTGGCATTCCCACGGTATCACATTGGTACTTGTAGCTCTTGTTAACGTATATCACGTTACCAGGCACCGTATAAAAGGTGTCTTCGAGCCAATCGCCTACGGTACCAAAGTAATCAGCCACCCAGGAGAAAGCAGTCAGTTCCCAAAGAGTACTTGGGAGATCCGAAATCTTCAACCCGAGGTGGTCGGTTACACCGTAGTTACCACCAGCACGGACTTTTAGGTCTATACCGGCGGTATACCGTATACTCTGTTTATGCTCTGCACGAGATTGATGTGCAATTGAGCAATGAGCTGAAACAAACTCCGATGAAGAAGTATGTTTCAGTCCAGAATGGTATACTTGATCCGCAGTGCCACGTATAACAATTCGGCTGTCATTCCTCGTAATATAATGAAGAATGGCATCAGCAGAAGATTGGATATCTTTGAGTAAGGGATTAACTCCGAACCCAAAGCCCAACCATGCATCGCCTAATTGTTTAGCGGCACTCTTGCCCTTGGTTTTCTTGGCAGCTAGCATTGCTTTTAGCGTCGACATGCCTAAACCGTTTATTTGACGTACAAGACGTCCTATTTCACGGCCTTCGGCTATCGGTGCTGCAAGTTGTGCGTTGCCGACTTTGCCTTGGAGCCTGTTTCGGAGTCTGGCGATTGCCATAGAATCTATGACAGTCGTATCATTCTCCTGAACAAGCGTCGCTCCCGTCACAGTACCGTATCCTTGACTATAATAATTAACGTCTTCGGATACAATAGTATAGTGCGTGGGCTTGATAGCGTACTTAGTCCTCGAATAGTTTGAAGACGCGTCGCCTCCTTTGGCAATTGTAACTCGCCAACCAGGATTCTTGACACCACTTCGAATCTGGCTATAGGAATACTTAGAAGTCGTATTTAACCATGTAGGATTGTTCAGACCCGAAGGTTTGAACAACCTACTTGCTTTTATGACTTTTGGTATTTCCAGAAGCTCAGATGAAAATATGGCGTCAACGCGGCGCACAGATCTTTTTGTGCGGTCACGCCGGAGATAAGGATAATACGTAGGCTTTTTTGCCATATCCGAACCTCCGATTAAATGGCAGTTGAGTTAAGGCACGGAGGAATCCGTACCTAAAAGGGACCCCAAATCACAGCGTAGGCTACCAATGTTTTTATTCACTGGTATGTAACAGCATCTGTTCCCCAC